TCTGAATATGAATCGGTGTTTTATCAATACCCAATCACAGAAAGATCTTGTTCTGAATCAAGCACTGGAAGTATTCAATCGAAATACTGTTGGTGCCCTCGATGAAATCCTCACTGTACAACATCTAGGCGTTCGTAGAAGGGACATTGATAGATCTATTGTACCTTATCGCAAGACAATCGTATTCAACCATCGTCCAGAGACATATAAGGACTACAAAAATTTCATGAGTATCATGAAAGAACTCAGGAAACAACGTCAGGATTTCAGTGTTTGGGTTCCTCTGCTAGAAAAATCTACAGAGAGTTGGATCTCTACTGAAAAGTTTGACAAGAAAGGGTATTACAAAAAACTATCTGAGTGTTGTGTTGGATTCTCTCCAAAACAATTGTATGGTGGATGGAGTGTTTCGACTACAGATGGTTTGATGAATGGTTGTCCTTTTATCATGTATGATGCTGACTATTATCATGAACTAAATCCAACCGCTGACTTCTTCTCTAACAATGGTGAAGCAATTACTTTGCTGCATAAGTATCTCGATGATCCAACTTATCGTGCAAGAAAGTCTGTTGAATCTATACATTATTTGGAAGAAAGTCTTTTGTATGAAGATGAGATTGAAATGATGAGTGAATATATTGATGATCTGGTTGGTACTTTAAAGAGCACTGATTCGGAAGTTACTGATAAACTTGTAAACTTGATTCGTGAGAATGGTTCGATGACAAAGAAAGAATTGTTTGGCGAACATCTTGGTTGGGGACGTGGAATTAAGTATGGTCCCTATCGTCGTGCCCTATTGAATCATCCCAACATTTATGATACAATGGGTCCTGAACCTGAATACTGTTGGGTTGAATGAGAAAGTTTGCTCGTATTTGGAAGTATAGTCTAGGGAGTTTTTCGGATGACAAAACCCACCGATATGACAACTACGTTGTTTTGGTACGGACTGCTATATTTCTTTCTTATCTCATTACTAATTGTTTTATTATTGCAGGAGTGATTCGACATTGGAACTAAAAGACTGGCTCAACAGCATCAACACAACAAAGAAAAATCTTCTGGATGAAGATCCAACTTTGAAGTATCCAGCATTCATTATCAACAGATGTATGTCTGGTCATATCGATACGATCCTTCTTGCGAACGAGATGAATGTTCAGAATCATCTAGATCCCAAGTTACAATATGACTTTTTTATAAATATTGTGAGACCAAAAAAGCGCTTCGCGCCCTGGTTGAGAAAAGACAAACTCAATTCGCTAGAATTGGTCAAAGAATATTATGGATACAGTGATGAAAAAGCACGTGTAGCTCTAAAGATCTTGACCGATGAACAACTAAACTACATCGCTAAAAGAATGGATCGTGGAGGGAAAAGATGAGTGCTGAAATCGAAGTTAAGTGGGCACCTGACCAAATGGTGGAAGTCACTCTGAATGAACCAGATGACTTTCTGAAAGTTCGTGAGACTCTAACTCGTATTGGAGTTGCTTCTCGCAAAGAAAAGAAATTGTATCAGTCTTGCCATATTCTACACAAGCAAGGCAAATACTATATCGTTCACTTCAAAGAACTCTTTGCTCTAGATGGAAAGAGGGCAAATCTTTTTGAGAACGATGTACAACGTAGGAATAGAGTTACTCAGTTATTGTCTGATTGGGGACTTGTAAATATTGTAGACAAAGAAAGAGTCCAAGACTCTGCACCCTTAAGTCAAATTAAGGTGCTGTCCTATAAGGACAAAGGAGATTGGACTCTTGAAAGTAAGTATAATATTGGCAAGAAAAAGACTGCTTAACAGTCAGTAAACGTAGAACCAATTTCGGATCCTATTGTTTCACCAGCTTGTTGACCTAGTAATAGTGCCCATCCACCTGCTAACCATCCAACATAAGGGATGCTAGAAACTGCTGGAACTACGAGACCAGCACTAATTGCGGTCCCTGCCATCGCACCTTGAGATCGTGCGCCAGCGTCCGCCCTGATGCACTCTTCGCTTTTTGCAAGGTGCTTTCCCTGGGCGTCTGAGACGCTACCTCCGATATTACGAGTACCATCCATAGTGTATTGATCACTACGAAATTCACGACGCATTTCAGTTGTTGGTCCAAGAAATCCACGCTTATTCTTGTCCAGATTTAATGATCTGTGTGATTCTAAAATAGCGGGATCATTTGCTTTGTATTCGATACTATAACCATCCCTACCAGATTGCATCTTATATGATGAATAGTCTCCAGTAGGAAAATTAATTACAGGTAATTGCGGTCTGTTGATGACATATCCCAACAGACCTATATGGGCAATACCTAATAATGATCCTACACCTAGTAGTGTCCATTTAAAGTTCATGATTACATTTTGTAAGTGTCATCTGTAGTGATCTTAAGAGGTGCTTGTTCAACTTTAATAGTTTGAACAGGACCACTAGACTTTGCAGCCTCGATCAGTTTCTCTAAATCTGCTTTGGTGATACCACCAGCGGCACCACTAGATGCAGCATTTGCACCATTCATTTTCATAGTTCCGTCACCAGACTTCTTAGCAGTCTGAACGCCGAACGTAGCTAACACACCAGTAAAGACTGATGCTATGAAAGTTGGGTCAAGATCTTGTTCTGGGAACTGAAGTGCTTTAGGAAGATCTACATAAGCTAAAGTTAGAATACCACCAGACCATATCAAAATTCCTAACCTAACGAAGGTAGACAAGATTGCTAGTTGTTCTTCCTTGTCTTCAGATGCCTCTTTAAGTTTACCGAAGATACCTTTCTTTTTAGGTTCTTCCTGTTTTACTTCTTCAGTCATTCGATACAGAGTAAGGCTCTGCTATTTAGTTGTTCCTTCGTCTAAAAAGTATTCTGGTAATGGACACCCTTTGAAATCGTTGATCTCATCTACAGCAAGTACAAACATAGTACAAAATCCAACACAGAACGCGAATAACATTTGAGGAAAATTATAGTTCCCCATATATGCAGTGGGATCAGGTTCATCATCATGAGGATGAATCATCTTTGCGATCTCCTCTGATCGCTTTTTCGATTTGTCGCCTAACTCTGTCTCTTGCTTCTGGCGATTCGGTTTCTTTTCGGGAGTAGCCATGTTTCTGATGGAAAATGAAATGACCTTGACAGAACATAGTAACCCCAAATATTAGGGCAAGAACTATGCCTATCCACTCGATTATTATAACGTTATTTTCAACCATGGTAGTAGGGGTGGAATTACTCCAATAAGTCGAAGGAGACCTTCAGCAAAAAGTGCAAGAACAACCCAGCCAACACACATTGAAATAATCGAAGCATTACGATTATGTTGTCGTATTGCATCTGCAATTAATACCTCCACTTCTTCTTTACTAATTGGTGTGTTACTCATTTTCGTCGTAGTCATAAGTTAAACGGCAGTCCCAACAGTGGTCTTCTTCCCATTCTGGTTCGTATAATGGACAAGGTTCCTCAAATAAATGAGACATTCTTAGTTGACCAATTCTTTCTCTAAGTTGTTTGTAAAATTCTCTTTTTTCGTCTGGACTCATTGAGAGTATTCTCCGAGCATGTCTAGTATATCGTTTAATGTTTCGTTTGCAATATGCAACTGTGAATCGTTATAACTATGATACTTACCATGACGATCATGAACTTGATTTTTCAACTTGTAGACTCTTGCAAGCATGTCAACTTTGCTGAGGATTCCACGGGGCATACCAAATAATATAAAGTACACTATTTATTAGTATAATTCAAATATTTTGAAACTGTGACATAAAAAAAGGGGTCTTCTGGATTTTGCCAGAGACCCCTTTATGCGGCGACGATATAAATTATTTATGATTCAGAAATTTCATATACTTTCAACTTCTGGTGATCTGGAATAATCTTATGTAGTTCTACAATAAGCATACCATGTTTAAATACTACATTCTCTACTTCCACATCATCACTTAGATTGAAACCTCTCGCGAAGGTACGGGTTGCAACACCACGGTGCATATACTCTTCATCTCCCGTTGTCTTCGCAGACTTGGACTTGACGAACAAAACATTGGATTCGGTGCTTACTTCAATGTCTTCTGGTGCCCATCCAGCCAGTGCCATTTCGATCCTCCATTTAACCTCTGATTCTTTTACTAGGTTATAAGGTGGATACGCTTCGTTTACAGATCCCATTCCATAAGAATGTAGTCTGTACATCAGATCATCTAGACCTACACTGTATCTCTCTGTAGCGTCTACTACGGCATTAAGATCTTTTGCCGTGAACTTTCTAAGTCCCGTCATTTGTTATGCTCCTTAAATAAGCGAGTTTGATTTTGTGATCCCCGAAGGCAATCACAGTTATTTAGACTATAACAAACAAATTTGGAATTAGTGTTATCCACACTACAAAGTAGTGCCTTCCGTAAAGAAATCTTAGTCTAAATAAATATAGGTCTTATTATAGATGAAAAACAATGAGGAAATTTATTCCTTTAATGATGATTCTGATGACCGCTGGTGCCGCACAGGCTGGCGGACTTGTTACCAAACATGCATCTAGCGTTCAATTGACTGTTGACGCGGCTAGATCGACTGCATCAAGAATTGGTTCTAGTTTTAGCATTTCTGGTTCGGGTGTGGATACTACGGACGGTACGACTGCTAACACTATTTCTGCTGGTACTATCACCTCTGGTGTGTACAGTCCTGGTACTATTGCAGCAACCCAGGATCATCCTGGTAATGCATTTAGTTTTAGTCAGTCTTATACACAGGCTGATGCCGTACCAACTGCTGCTCCTACTGTAGGACAAGTTCCTAACTTCTCCTCACTTACATCTT